GTGTTTCTAGAGATCCAGCAAATGACGAAATCGGAGCAGCTAATGTAAATTGGCGTGTTCAGATAGCGGAACATTTGTTAGGTTCTGGAACCGCTGGAACAGCTTAATAGGAGTATATAAATTATGGCAATATCACGACAACAACTAGTTAAAGAACTAGAGCCAGGTTTGAATGCACTATTCGGCTTGGAATACAAAAGATACGACCAGGAACATAAAGAAATTTATGTGACTGAATCATCTGACAGAGCTTTTGAAGAAGAAGTAATGTTATCTGGCTTTGCTAACGCATATGTTAAACCGGAAGGTTCAGCAGTTGCTTATGACAATGCACAAGAAACATTCACTGCAAGATATACTAATGAAACAGTAGCTCTTGCATTCGCTTTAACTGAAGAAGCAATGGAAGATAACCTGTATGACAGACTATCGTCTCGTTATACAAAAGCGCTAGCGAGATCAATGGCAAATGCTAAACAGATCAAAGCTGCTAATCCACTAAATCAAGGGTTGCCAACAACTGACAACTTTGATTCTGGTGATGCAGTATCTTTGTTCAATACAGCACACCCAACGATCGCTGGAACTTTCTCAAACACACTAAGTACCCAAGCAGACCTTAACGAAACATCTTTAGAGCAAGCATTGATTGACATTGCTGCGCTAACTGATGAAAGAGGTCTTAAAATCGCAGCTAGAGGAATGAAAATGATAATTCCTTCTGCGCTTCAATTTACTGCTGAAAGACTGATGAAGTCTAAAGGTAGAGTTGGAACAGCGGATAATGACATCAATGCGATCAATAATATGGGCGCAATACCTGAAGGTTATGTAGTTAATCACTATTTAACTGACACAAGTAAATGGTTCATTAAAACTGATGTTCCTAATGGATTGAAACACTTTACAAGAGCTCCATTGAAAACTTCAATGGAAGGTGACTTCGATACTGGTAACGTTAGATACAAAGCTAGAGAGAGATACGTTTTCGGATTCTCTGACCCTAGAGGTATCTTCGGATCAGACATATAATAAATAAATAATTAGGGGCGGAACACAATTCCGCCCCTTTTTTTATACAAGGTGTAAAAATGAAGAAATTCCTCGTACAAATTCACGCTTATGATTATTACGCTAAATTTGAAATTTTAGCGCACGATACTCGTGAATCCATTGAACAGTCAATCCTTGACAAAGTGGGACAAAAAGATGTAAAATGGGAAAAAGATGGATTTAGTGATTCATCGCGGAGAAAATGGATAACTTATGAGGAAGTTATAAATGACTCAAGACCTATACACTACAAAACGGTCCTTGGAACTCGAGTGGCATCAAGAGCACCTGAAGGAGGGCAAGTATAGTATTAACATGTCCTATATTGACAAGAAAATTCAGGAAATTATTAAAGAAATCATTGCCAAAGAGTTCGAAGAGTCTACTCGCCTTAATAAAGTAGATGAATCCAAGGCTCAAGTTTCGATAGCCACTTAAGCGCTGTCAAAAAATCAATTTTTTCCCAGGGATACCTTGCGCTGTATTAAAATTTGGATTATATATTAGAAAGTACCAAATGATAGATTATAAAAGTAAAGCCTTTCAAGAGGAGCATAGTGATGGCTATCGCAAAAACGCTGAAAAGAAGCTTAAAAATTTAAACAAAACTAGACAATGGGATGGAAGATCCCGACCTACAACTCAGAAGTATAAAGATAACTGGATAGATATTTTTGGTAAAAAGAAAAAAGATCTATTGCGATCTATTTAAAAAAACGTTATAAAAAAATCACTATACAATTAATTAAGAACATAGACGCGTATAGTCGACGGCCTATAGACTATGTTCGAAAAAATAGGAGGATTAATCATGGCAAACACAACCTTTTCGGGAACAGTCAGAGCAGAAACTGGTTTAAAAGTAGTTTCTAAAGCTTCAGCTACTGGCGCGTATACCGACAAATTTACAGTTAGTTGTGCAGGTGCAGTTTGTGCATCAAGTACACTAGCTGCCGCAGGCGCAACAAGTCTAGCAACAACAGCTCGAATGACTGTTGGAACTGGTATATCAGCAGTAGCAAATGCAATTACAAAACATTCAGTGATAACTGTTGGTAATATAATTGAAACAACTATTGCTTTAGATCTAACAGGTTTAAGTTCAAGTGCTGCAGCCGATATTATTGGTAAAGAAGCAACTGCTAATTGTCACTATGGACAAATTACAGCAGCTATAAACGGTACTATTTTATCTGGTTATATGCAATGCTTAGAAACACCAACTACTGGTGAACCAGACATTGATGTGTATACAGCGACTGTAGCTACTGGTACTGAAGATGCTGCAATTACTGCTTTGGTAGAAACAGCAGTATTAAATTCAGCAGCTGATTGGACTAGTTTACTAGCTCCAAAAGGCTATACAACTGTTCCACCAGCTAACGGATATTTATATCTAGTTGGTTCAGGTGGTGGAACAGATGGCACATATGACGCTGGAAAATTTATACTTAAAATGTACGGATACAGCGCGTAATAAATAAACTTAAATTAGAGCGGGAGCTTCGGCTCCCTCTCTCTAACAGGAGGAAAAATGGCAGACGCAGTAACAAGTCAAACATTATCAGATGGTGATGCAACCGCTGTAATGAAATTCACAAATATTTCAGATGGTTCAGGTGAATCATCTGTAGCAAAAGTTGATGTTTCAGCTTTAACAGCGCATTCTAATACAGGAGCCGAATGTGCAAGAGTTCATATTACACAAGTATGGTATGCAATTTCAGGCATGAGAGTCGATTTAGAATGGAATGCTTCAAGTAATGTTAAAGCATTAATCTTAGGAGCTGGAGTAGCTTTAGAACCTACTAATGGACATTTTGATTTTAGATCTTTTGGTGGAATTAAAAATAATGCAGGTGGTGGCATTAATGGTGATATTGATTTAACAACTTTACATCACACATCTAACGATGCGTATACGATTATATTAGAGTTGAAAAAATCATACTAGGAGTAGAAAATGGCTAATACTACTTCCGGAACAGTAACGTTCGACAAGACATTTGCTGTTGATGATATAATTACTGAAGCTTACGAGCGAATAGGTTTACAATCTGTTTCAGGATTTCAATTAAAAACAGCAAGACGTTCTTTAAACATAATGTTTCAAGAATGGGGCAATAGAGGTTTGCACTACTGGGAAGTAGGTGATACCAATATTGATCTCATTGAAGGTCAGGCTGAATATACTTTTTATAGAGCATCAGGTGATGGAACAAGTTCTGTCACGGTGGGTGGAACAAGCGGAACTTCTACTTATGGAATAGCAGATATTTTAGAAGCAACATACAGAACAAATCGAACTGAAACAACACAGGCGGATTCTACTCTTACAAAAATAGCTAGATCAGCATATTCTGCACTAGCAAATAAATTATCTAAAGGAACTCCTTCTCAATATTTTGTTCAACGATTCGTTGATAAAACAACCATTACACTTTATCCAACACCAGATTCTACTGCAGCAGCAAAATTTGTTCATATGTTTTTTGTAAAAAGAATTCAAGATGCTGATGCAACTTATACTGATGCAACGGACATACCTTATAGATTTGTTCCTTGTATGGCGTCAGGCTTATCTTTTTATTTATCACAAAAATATGCACCACAAAGAACACAGGAATTAAAATTACTTTATGAAGATGAATTAGCACGTGCTTTATCAGAAGACGGGTCTGATGCTAGCACTTATATAACCCCGAAGAATTATTATCCGAATATATAATGGCATACGCAAGAGGAAAATACGCAAAAGCAATATCAGACCGATCAGGTATGGAATTTCCATACAATGAAATGCTTAAAGAATGGAATGGAATGTTTGTTCATAAATCTGAATATGAAGCTAAACAGCCACAATTAGATCCAAGACCCCATGGAGCTGATCCTCAAGCATTGGAAAATGTAAGAACGGATAGAACAGAAAAGGATGTCGCATCATTATTGATCCATGATCCGTTTACCACGTATGCTGCTTCATCAAGCGTAATTAATGTTAATACTCCCAATCATGGATTAACGAATGGAAGCACTTATAGATTTAGAGGAACGCCAACAATTGCAGGAGATTATGCAAATCCAGCATCCTTTGACGGTATTGCTGGCTCCAACATTGCAAAAGCGGCAGGGTATGCTATTGTTACCGGCAAGTATGTTAGTGGCTCTAGAGATACAGATTTTACAGATGACTGGTTTTATTTTACTGTAGACACTAGTACTGCTACAACAGGAGGAATTACAGGAGGAGGGTTTCCGGTTTCAATAGGACCAGCGACTTTATCAGCATAATGGCAGGATTTACTTATTCAACATTGACAACAGCAATTCAGAATTATACTGAAGTCGGAACAGGCGTACTTTCAAGTACAATTACAGATCAACTTATAGATAATTCAGAGCTTAGAATTCAAAGAGAAGTTCCAATTGATGCAGATCGAAAAGAAATGATAGGAAACTTAACTGCTTCAAAAGATAACGTTTATGCTCCTGCTGGAACTTTATTTGTTAGAGGTCTTCAAGTTTATACTTCAACAACTGTTGCAACTGGAGCTAATAGCTGGCTAGAAAAGAAAGATATTAGCTTTTTAAGAGAATATGATGCGGCGGAAACTACTACTGGCACACCAAAATATTATGCAATGTCAGGAGGAGCCGAAGGAACAGGAGCAACTTCTTCAGGAAGAATTACAATTGTTCCAACACCTTCTTCAGCTTTTATGTACAAAATTCATTATAATGCGAGACCCATAGGATTGAGTTCAGCAAATACGACAACTTTTTTAAGTTTAAATTTTGGCAATGGACTTTTATATGCATGCTTGGTAGAAGCATTTAGCTATTTAAAAGGCCCAATGGATATGCTACAATTATACGAACAAAAATATCAAACCGAAACACAAAAATTCGGTGGAGAACAAATAGGAAGACGAAGACGAGACGATTATACGGATGGTGAACCACGTATACCCGTTCAGTCTCCGACACCGTAAGGATTAAAATATGGCAACACTAACAACTAAAGTAATCGAAGAAATCACACTTAACAATAATAGTTACAACAGCGAAAGATCGTTAGATATTTCAAGTGTTAATGAAATTGTTAAAAGAATAGTAACCATTTCAACAACAGAAACAGGGTTGTTAGGTTTTGCTACAGCTTCTTCAACAGACTTATCTAAAAGTTATCTAGCAGGTCAGTTTGATGAAGACGATGTTAGATATATTAGAATTACAAATTTAGATTCAACGAATCATCTTACATTAACATTTAGAGATGAAGACAGTACAGAGTTTTGTATGAAGGTAGATGCTGGCCACTCGTTTATTTATCCTGGTGATAATAGTGGTGGAGTTAAAGATACTATGCATGCAGCTGGTTCTGCAATTACAGTATCATTAAACGATTTAGTCGATATCACAGCACTTGCTGATACAGATTCTTGTGATGTTGAGGTATTTGTAGGGAGCGCTTAATGGCATCGTCATATACAGATCTTGGTACAGAGTTAATGACAACCGGCGAGAATGCCGGTAACTGGGGAACAAAAACTAATACTAATTTAAAAATTATAGAAGAAGCAGTTCGTGGTTATGTTGCAGTAGGTGTTGCAAGTGCAGATGCAACTTTATCTTTAACAGACGGTTCTACAGGTGATTCTATAAGAAACTCTGTTATTGCTTTTACAGGTACATTAGCTGGCAACAGAATAATAACAGTTCCTGCCGTAGAAAAATGGTGGATTATGGATAATCAAACTGGAGGAGCCTACACACTTACAGTGAAAGCTAGCGGTCAAACTGGAGTTACTTGGGGAACATCTGATAAAGGAACAAAAATATTATATGCAAATGGTACCGATGTAATTGACACAGGTATTACATCAGCTGGAGCATTTGATTTAGATGGTGATGAATTAATTTTAGACGCTGATGCTGATACAAGTATTACAGCAGATACAGACGATCAAATAGATATTAAAATTGCAGGCGCTGATGATTTTCAATTTACAGCAAATACTTTTACTGCACAAGCAGGTAGCACAATTGCTGCGCAAGCATTAACTGCTACTACAGTAACAGCTAGTGGCATTGTAAAAACAGACGACACTACTGAAGCAACTTCTACAACTGATGGCTCACTACAAACAGATGGTGGTTTATCTGTAGCAAAAGATGCAGTATTTGGTGATGATGTTAAATTATTAAGTGATTCTGCTGTATTAAGTTTTGGTGCGGATTCAGATACAACTTTAACTCACACAGATGGTACGGGGTTAACTTTAAATAGTACTAACAAACTTCTTTTTAGAGATACTGGTTTATATATTAATTCAAGTACAGATGGTCAATTAGATTTAGTAGCAGACACAGAAATACAAATTGCTGCAACAACAATTGATATTAATGGTGCCATTGCAATGGATGGTGCTATTACGGGTGCTACTAACATTACTTTATCAGGAGAACTAGACGCTGCAACTTTAGATATATCTG